AGAGAATACAATTACTGGTGCGACACAGACAAATCCAGTTGTGATCACAACAGGTGAGTTGTTGAAGTTCACCAACCCTTCACCTCACACAGTAACATTCCCATTGAATACTAATCGATATCAAGGTAAACTTGAGATCAACGATGTGGGTGGTATGACTCAGTTGAACGGTAACAAGTATCTAATCAAACCAACCAGCACTACATCGTTTGAACTGTACACCGATTCAGATGGGTCGGGTAACATTGATCCCGCAAGCAGTGTTGACGGTTCAGCATTCGGTGCCTACACAACAGGCGGTACAATCAAAGGGTTTGTGGGTTCACGACTCACTTGGAGTTTCTATGCGAAGACTCGTAACATACTGCACGACAATGTGAAGTTGATGTTGACGATCAACTGGAAAGAGATTATCCAGTAGTGATTCACTTCCGGTACGGAACTCAGTGGGACTGGCGTGACTCTGACGGACTAGGTGGAGGATACGGTTCTGGGTTTAATTTTGGAACTCAGAAAGTTGCGTGGGATGGTCGTAATAGAATCATCTATGTCAACGAGGGTGTGACAGAATTAGATGTAAAGATTGACATCTATTCAGCATGGAAAGAATGGGTTCTTGCTTCACCGGAATACCCTACTGCATCCACTTGGAAAGAAGCAATTAGTGCGATTGGTGGAGAACCATTGAACGACACACTGAATGTTGGTTCGACCTTCTTCTTGGAGAATGGATGGCGTATACAACCGTTTGCGAGTAAAAATCCGTACATTCTGACAGTGACCGGCAACATCTACACACGAGAGGCCGGTGGTAACCCGTTCTTGTTTGCGGAAGGTGTGTCGGTGAACTTGACTCGATCAAACTTGGTTGACCAAGTGGTTGCTTCATCGACATTGTCTGCAAGCGACTTGGCAAGTATTGCCGCTGAAGTTTGGGGCAAATCAACTCTTACTTACACTGTTGGATCATCGGTGTTTGGTGGTTTAGTGAGAGGAATAGATAGTGACTTAGGTGTCGTTGACACCAAGGTAGATAAGACACTCACCAAAGGTGAGTTTTTGGCATTGAAATAGGAGAATAGACAATGGCAGATGAAGATGTAGTAGTTGGTGAAGTTGGAGCAGATCCTATCGAGACTCCGGAAAATCCAATCGTGGATTTTATGAAATCGGTTGAAGATCAGAACTTTACAAGTGCAGAAAAACAGTTCAACGATATGGTGACCGATCGATTGCAGAATCAACTCGATCAAGCACGAACTCAAATTGCGTCGGCAATTTATGGAGAAAAAGAACTCGAGGCCGCTGTTGCTGAAGTTGAAGGTGAGTTGGAAGATGATGAACCTGAAGACGAAGTTGATCTCACGGACGATGAACAAGATGCTTGGGACGATGATGTCGCTGGTGTCTAAAAGTTCTTTTTTATAAATAAATTGTATGAAAACGTTTCAGCAGATACGCGAAAAAAAGATGCCCGCAGGACAGCATGTCTTTGACAAAAAAGTCAATAGGCATACTGTCATGGTGCATAAAGATAAAAAAGGATTCTCTGTCTATATTGATGGGGATAAGCTTGATACATTCAAGAACCAGAAAGAGGCCGAGAAAGCGGGTATTGCTTTCGCTAAGGAATTCTAATGAAACTCATAACAGAATATACAACTAACGATGTTTCGTGCATCGTAGAAAAGAAAGAAGACGGATCTAAGAGTTTCGTCATCGAAGGTGTGTTCGCACAAGCAGAACAAAAGAATCGTAATGGTCGCGTTTATCCAAAAGCAATTATGGAGAAGGCGGTCAACAAATATGTCAAGGAACAGGTAAGTCAGAAGCGTGCGGTCGGTGAGTTGAATCACCCTGAAGGCCCCACAGTGAACCTTGACAAAGTTTCTCACCTCATCACTGACCTCAAGTTTGAAGGCAATGATGTGGTAGGAAAGGCACAAATATTGGATACTCCGATGGGTCAGATCGTTAAGGGTCTTCTTGAAGGTGGTGTTCAACTAGGTGTGTCAACTCGTGGTATGGGTAGTCTTGAGCAGAGAGACGGCGCAATGTATGTGCGTGACGATTTCATTCTAAACACAGTAGATATTGTACAAGACCCTTCAGCTCCTGGCGCGTTTGTTAACGGTGTCATGGAAGGTGTTGAGTGGGTATGGAACAATGGTGTTATAGAACCTCAAGTCATTGAAGAAATGGAGACAGAAATTAAATCCGCTCCGAAAAAGCATCTCTATGAGACGCAGGTTCGCGAGTACAAGAATTTCCTCTCGTTGTTAAAATCTAACTTTTAGGAGTAAAACATATGTCCGATGACCGAAATGTTGAGCTTCCAGAAATCGAGGAAGCAAGTGCTCAGAAAATGCCCGTAGGTGATGAAGAGCAGTCTGTATCGTCTGTTACAAAAGCAGCTACTTCTGGTGTAGGTAAGCAGGCACCAAAGCGAAAAGGCGACAAGGACGGTAAGGATGAACCTGCTGGTTCACCCAAATCTAAGGCGGCTATGGTCAACGCAGGATACAAGTTGATGTCTAGCATGAAGAAAGAAGATCTCGAAACTCTTCTTAACGCGCTAGAAGGTGTAGAAGAATTAGACGAAGATGCAGTTGAAGTTGAACTGCCTGAGTTTACTTACACTAACGAACTTGATGCCCTCGTTGAATCAGAAGCAACTTTGTCTGATGAGTTTAAAGCGAAAACTGCTGTCATTTTTGAGACTGCAATTAAGTCTAAACTCTCTGAAGAAGTAGAGCGTTTAGAAGATGAGTATCAAACTCGACTCGAAGAGGAACTGGACGCAACTCGTTCTGACCTCGTAGAGAAGATTGATTCATACCTAAACTACGTTGTTGAAAACTGGATGGAAGAGAACAAACTCGCTGTAGAACAGGGTCTCCGTACAGAAATCGCAGAAGGGTTCATGACTCGTTTGCGTGATCTATTCGAAGAGTCTTACATCGAAGTTCCAGAGTCCAAAGTAGACCTAGTTGATGAACTAGCTGACCAAGTTGAAGAACTCGAAGAGTCTCTCAACAACCGTACAGCAGAAGTTCTAGAAATGTCTGAGATGATCGAGTCATTCCAGCGTGAAGCGGTTGTCCGCGAAGCGTCACGAGATCTCGCTGAAACTCAGGTAGAAAAACTCGCATCATTGGTTGAAGGTTTGGACTTCGAAGATCAAGAGTCATTTGCAGCAAAAGTTAAGACTGTAAAAGAATCTTACTTCACTAAAGAAGTTTCTGCATCAACCGAAGAAGTTAACGAAGACTGGACTGCTGACCAAACTTCTGAAATATCAGATGTAATGTCACAGTACATCTCTGCAATCCAAAGAACTAATAAGTAAGGAGATTTCTAATGGAATCATACGATCGTTTAGTTGAGAAGTGGAGTCCTATTCTCAACGAAGAAGCGGCAGGTGAAATCAAAGATAGTCACCGTCGTGCAGTAACCGCTGCAGTTCTCGAAAACCAAGAAATCGCATTCCGTGAAGAAGCGGCAATGAATGGTTTGAACGAGACTGCTGTAAACTCAAACTCTGGCGTAACTGGTGCTGGTACAGGTACTACCGGTGCAAACTGGAACCCCGTACTGATCGCACTCGTTCGTCGTGCAATGCCTAACCTGATGGCATACGACATCTGTGGTGTTCAGCCAATGACTGGCCCAACTGGTCTTATTTTCGCGATGAAGTCGCGTTATAAGTCTACTGCTTCAGGTGCAGATGCAACTGCTGACGGTAACCGTGGTACAGAAGCACTCTTTAACGAGGCACTCGTACCATACTCAGGTGACAGTTCATTGTCACAACAAACTGACCTCACTCAAACAGGTGCTGGCCCTTCAGGTCTTGCTGGTCAAATCGACAAGGACATTGACTCATCTATCGTTGACTCAGGTTCTTCATATATTCCAGACGGTCTGGGTACTCCACCCGCTGGCGCAGGTATGACAACTGAAACTGCTGAAGGTCTTGGTACATTCGCTGGCGACACCGATTTCAAAGAAATGGGTTTCACCATCGAGAAAGCAACTGTAACAGCTCGTTCACGCGCACTGAAGGCAGAGTACACTCTCGAACTCGCACAAGACTTGAAGGCAATTCACGGTCTTGACGCAGAGACAGAGTTGGCAAACATTCTGTCTACAGAAATCCTTGCTGAGATCAACCGTGAAGTTATCCGTACTGTTAACTCACAGGCGAAGATTGGTTCACGCCAAGACGGACTTCAGACCAAGGGTATCTTTGACCTCACAACTGACGCAGATGGTCGTTGGTCTGTGGAGAAGTTCAAGGGTCTGTTGGTTCAATTGGATCGTGAGTGTAACGTAATCGCAAAAGAAACTCGTCGTGGTAAGGGTAACATGGTCATCTGTTCTTCAGATGTCGCTACTGCTCTTGTTGCTTCAGGTATGCTTGACTACGCACCTTCTCTGTCAACTTCATTGAATGTAGATGACACAGGTAACACTTTTGCTGGTGTACTTAACGGTCGTATCCGTGTATACATCGATCCATATGCAAACTCAGATTACATCACTGTCGGATACAAGGGTACTAACCCATACGACGCAGGTGTATTCTACTGCCCATATGTACCTCTGCAAATGGTACGCGCGGTTGGTGAGAATGATTTCCAACCACGTATTGCGTTTAAGACTCGTTACGGTATGGCGTCAAACCCATTCGTTGGTACTAACCCTGCTGACGGTCTTGCTGCAGTTCGTACTAACCAGTACTACCGCATCTTCCGCGTGGACAACATCCTCGCATAAGAATAATAAAGAAGTGGTATGAATTGGGGGGCATTGCCCCCCTTTTTTTTATTTGACGATAACTGTTTCTGATATAGTGTTATCTTGAGGTAGGAACCCTTCGACATGCCAAGGGAATCGTCCTTCTTTTGAATAGAAATCAAACACAATCTTCAATGAGTTTTCCAAAGATAAGAATGTTGTGTTCATCTTCTCTCTTCGGTCTAAGACAGTTTCTTTTTCAGAAGGAGTTTTGGTGTGACAAATAAAGTAACTCTCTTTTCCGGTGTCAGCAAAACGACGAATGGCGTTTGTGAAGAACTCATTCTCATAACCTTCTTTGACTGACCAACCGTACTTATCACGTTGATTATCCATCGAACCACCAACAACATAGTCCGAATTATTTTTTAACCAACTCTTAATATCCTCTATTTGCCATGTATGAAAGTCAACATAGGTTCCACAAAGACGCATCGCTTCTTTGATGCCTTTGTTTTTGGTGTTACCATGACAATGTTTTATATCAGAAACAAACGCTTTCATGTCTGACTCATTGTTCTGAATCCATCCTCTCTGAACTGCAACACATAGAGTGTTGCAAATATCTTCATGACTTACAGGATTTGCGGGTGCTTGGTCATTAGACTTTAACTGGAACTTCACCTCGGCCTGTTCATCATCAAAGGTATACACAGCGCAGATTAACTCCGGTAAATCTGCTTCTATTGCAGCAACATGACGATGGTGAATGTCAACCCCGACAATATTATATCGTGTTCCATCCGTCGTGACAAAGGGATTTTTCTCTTTTACGACCGGAATGGGGAGATGCAGAAGTTGACCATTCTGAAGGTAGGATTCTTTGATTGCGTTACAGACACCATAATTCATCTGTTTACGAACAAGGTTATTGTTACCACCCCTCTCGTTTTTTCTGATATAGATGTTTTCAGGTTGAATTGCAATGTACTTCTGGAAGTGAGCACCCTTTGATTGAATTTTAGGTGCAGTAATATTAGACTGCTCTTCAGCAGTTAATTCTCTATAAAACATATTTTCTCCTTTGACACGCCCGACAACTTGTCATGACTGTCTATTGGTTAAATGTAGATTATTCTACAACCGTATATATCACCGAATAATATCGATTTTTTCAGGGTTGACATTCCAAGTTTCCTGTTGAGTTCTCAACCGGTTCTCAGATTTTAGTGTGTCATATCGCCGTGCCGCCTTGTTTCTCCACCAATCAATGACACCTTCTAATTCAAAACGATCGAAGTTTTCTGCCTTGACTAGATCGTCTCGCTTAAGATTGAGATAGTCCTTTACAGACTGTGCTTCATATCCGTAGGTAGACACATAGCTGCGTTTCTGTTCTGTCAGTCCAAGTGCCTTTGCATAGGTCTCAGTGAACTTCTTGTATGCATCTGCATCGTGTTCTTTCAGAGCACTCTTAATCAAACCAACCATGCGAGTCTGTGTCTTGAGTTTGCGTGATGATGCCTCTTTGTCGACGATGTACTCACCCTCGTTTCGTTCACGAAACCACTGATCGAGTTCACGGAATCGTGTGTCATTGATCAGTGGTGCAAAGTTAGAGACGGTCAAACCATTGTGTCGCAAGAATGGTTTCATACCGTCATACTGTGACGATGACTTAGTTGAACCATACAGACTTGTAGTCTCAAACATACAATAGTTGGTGTCATACTTCTCATTCAGTAGTCGACGCACCTCATGAGAACAACAGATCGCCGCACAGAGTTTACCACCCAACGCATTGAAACCAAACGGTTGAGAAGCAACGATTGCAAAACCCATGATTGCAGACTGATTGAATCGTCGCATCACATCCGGATTGTGTGAGTCTAGAGGATTACCCAACCATTCGTTACGCGGTTTAGAATTGATCGTAGGTGACCCCAAACGAATCATACCAAGATACTTACCGGTATTGTTCTCGCGCACTAGTAAACACAGAGACTTGCCAGGGATACTTGATTCGATTGCCGCCGATGTAGTGATTTCAAGGTACATATGAAGTTTAGATGCACTGACAGGATGGATCGAAATGTCCATATCATTCGGGTGCATATCGGGACTGTCGAACAAATCTGTCTCTGGCCCCATTCCAAATAGAGGTTGGGGGTACGATTCCATTCGTTCGAGTTTGACTTGACGCATATAGTCATCGATTCTTTCCATCTGTTGGAAAAAATCTGTGAACACATTTGCGGCGTGATAGGCGTCTGACTTAGATAAATACATACATTACTCTCATTTGAAGAGACATTATACTAAAACTTTTACAGGAAATCAACATGGCATCAAATACCTTTGATTGCGGAACCAATTACTTACAACCTACGGGATTTCGAGTAGTCATCAATCGACGCGACTTTCCGAATCTACAATTCTATGCACAAACGGTTAGTCATCCGGATGTGAATATTCCCGCAACAGAACTTGGTTATTCTCGACTTTCCAATGTTGCATTCGTCGGCGACAAGGTTGATTTTGGCATCTTACAGATGGATGTTCTTCTGGATGAAAACATGAATTCATATCGCGAGTTATACAATTGGACGATATCCGCCGTTAACAAAAAACATAGACTTGCCACACAACTAGGAACAGCAGAGACTACATATGATCAGGGTTCTTATTATGACTTGACTGTGGCGGTTCTGTCAAGTCATAATAATGTAAATCGTACCTTTACTTATGTGAACGCATTTCCTACTTCTATCGGGCAGATACCGTTATCTGCCACATCGACCGAGCAGTTTTTATCGTTCCCCGTTACCTTTAGGTTTGACTACTTCAACTTTAAATGATATACTATAGTAGTTTTTAACTACGGAATTTGCAATGAATCTTGAAAGAATATTGGAAGAGTGGAAGACAGACTCTCGTATTGAAATGAATGCACTGGATGCCAGTTCGGTGCAGACTACCGTACTACATGCCAAGTATCTGGAACTTCACGCCACCTATAAACTTAAACTGAAAGAGGCGGAGTTCAAACAGAGCATCCTCATGAAGAATAAGTGGTTGTGGTATCACGGGAAACTATCTCAAGATGAGATTGACAAGTTCGGGTGGGCGTATGATCCGTTCGATGGACTGAAGATACTCAAGGGTGACATGGCACAGTTCGTCGAGGCAGATCCGGAGTTGCAAGAATCAGAGGCGAAGATTGAGTATCTAAAGACGACTATAGATACACTAAAGGATATACTGGAGAACCTCAAGTGGCGACACCAGACTATCCGCAACACACTGGAATGGAAAAAGTTCGAGGCAGGATTTTGAGAACTCTACTCATGAGTGATGTTCACATCGGGTTCAAATTCTCTCGTGCAGCAGATGCTGTCAAGGTATTGGAGAAAGAGAAGTTCGATAGACTCATTCTGATTGGAGACATCTTTGACATTGAAAACATGATGCGAAGACCATACTGGGACGAACACCACACCAAGTTTCTCAAAAAGATCCTGAAGATTGCAAAGACAAAAGAGGTGATCTATGTCATTGGTAATCATGACTACCCGCTGTTTCATCTACAGGAGTATACGAACAAACTGGCGGGTCTGAAGTTGTGTCGACAGTATGAGTATAGATCAGGAGAGAAAAGAATTCTGTGTGTACATGGTGATCAGTTCGATTCGGTGTCACACAAGTTACAGGTAGTCGGTGATTTCTTCTATAATCTGTTACTTCACTTCAACGGTTTGGTGTCCAAGATACGATCATTGTTTGGTCTGAAATATTGGTCAATCAGTAAGTGGTGTAAGGATAGAGTAAAGAACACCATCAACAAGGCATTCTCAATAGAAGACAAGCTGCGACATTTGGATGGTGCAGATGTCGTGGTATATGGTCATACACACATGCCCTATATAAGTGATGATCTTGTGAATACAGGCACATTCGTAGAGATCGCAACCTATGTGATCGAAAAGGACGGAGAGTTTAGGTTAAAGGATTTGGATAAGTGTTAGGAGAGTTAGGGTTACTTGCAGTATTTTTGTGTCCGATGGTATTTGGTGGCATCACCATGTATTATTCACACAAGGCGATACATGAAGAAACATTGAATCGATGGAAGTCATAAAGTTCAAAATGAAGAACTATGCGATGCTCCAAATGACGGAGTGTCCGCCTCATATCGTCTCCGAATTGAGTGAACATTTTACCTTTGAGGTGCCAGGGGCTAAGTTCATGCCCGCAGTGAAGAAACGAGTCTGGGACGGCAAGATTCGTATGTTCAATCGCACCAATGGCGAAATCAACGCCGGTCTGTATGAATCCATTCGTAAGTTCTGTGCAGAACGCGCATATGGAATCGAGGTTCAGGAGTCGCCGTATGGTTTCCCATATGACAAGAACAAAGTCCCTCACATGGCATTCCAAGAGTGGATGGACAAACTCGACCTACCTTTCAAGCCTCGCGACTACCAGTATGATGCGATCGTGCATGGTATTGAAAACAAACGCGCCATCCTACTATCACCGACCGGATCAGGTAAGTCATTCATCATCTATCTACTGGCGCG